TTTTTGACTCTCCACTGACCGCCCCCGGCAAATTTTCACGCCGTCAGAATTGAAATTTTTGATCCCGAGGATTTTTAACAAATGGCCAGAGGCGCAAAGCGCAAGCCCAGTCACCTGAAGGTGGTCGCAGGGACAGCTCGGCCGGACAGGATGAACGCGGCCGAGCCGCAGTTCGATGCGCCTGTAGACCTGGCGGCCCCCGCCGAGCTGGATGAGCTGGCGCGCGGAAAGTGGAACGAGCTGGCCCCCATTCTCTCTGGGGCCGGTGTCATCAAGGCCACCGATCTGGATAACCTGGCCGCCTTCTGTCGGGCCTACTCCCGCTGGCGTCGTGCAGAAGAGATCGTCGACCAGGAAGGCATAGTGGTGGTTGGTGGTAACGGCGCTCTGCAGAAGAATCCAGCCCTGACTGCCGTCAATGAGGCCCTGCGGCAGATGGCCATGTTCGGCTCATCGCTGGGCTTGGATCCGAGCAGTCGGCAGCGGGTGATGGGCAAGATGCCGGAAGGCGGAGGGAATCCATTCGCTAATCTCTGAGGTTTTATGGCAGGCAAGGCGCACCCCTATGTCAACGCGGCGAACCAGTACGCCCGCGACGTGGTTAAGGGGAAGATCGTCGCCTGCCGCTATGTCATCCAGGCCTGCCAGCGACACCTGGACGATCTTTCCCGCGAGAGATCGGCCAAGTTCCGCTACAAGTTCGACAAGGACAAAGCCGAACGGGCCGCCCGTTTCATCCAGTTGCTGCCGCATACCAAGGGGGAGTGGGCCTTCAAGCGCCAGCTCATCGAACTGGAACCTTGGCAGTTGTTCATCGTCTGCTGTGCTTTTGGCTGGGTGCGCAAGGGCTCAGGCCTGCGGCGCTTCCGGGAGGTCTACACCGAGATCCCCCGGAAGAACGGCAAGTCGGCCATCTCGGCCGGCGTGGCACTGTACTGCTTCGCAGCCGATAACGAGTTCGGCTCAGAGGTCTACTCCGGTGCTACCACCGAGAAGCAGGCCTGGGAGGTATTCCGGCCGGCCAGGCTGATGGCCAAGCGCACGCCGCAACTGTTGGAGCACTTCGGCATCGAGGTCAACGCCTCCAACCTGAGCATCCCGGCCGACGGCGCCCGCTTCGAACCGCTCATTGGCAACCCGGGTGACGGCCAGTCGCCCAGTTGCGCCGTGGTGGACGAATACCACGAGCACGACTCGGATGATCTCTATACCACCATGGTCACCGGCATGGGGGCCCGCAAGCAGCCGCTGATGTGGATCATCACCACCGCCGGCTACAACATCGATGGCCCTTGCTACGACAAACGCCGGGAAGTGATCGAGATGCTGGCCGGCACCGTTACCGATGACGAACTGTTCGGCATCATCTACACCATTGATGACGGCGACGACTGGACCGATCCCAGGGCGCTCATCAAAGCCAACCCCAACATGGGCGTCTCGGTATACGCGGACTACCTGCAATCCCAGCAGGCCAAGGCCATCAAGAGCGCCCGCTTCGCCAACAGGTTCAAGACCAAACATCTGAACATCTGGGTGTCGGCAAAGACCGCGTTCTTCAACCTGGAAAGCTGGAAAGCCTGCGAAGACAAGAGCCTTAGCCTGGAGCAGTTCACCGGCCAGGATTGTGTGCTGGCGTTCGACCTGGCACGCAAGCTGGACATGAACAGCATGGCGCGGATCTTCTGGCGTGACATTGACGGCCGTCGTCACTACTACAGCGTGGCTCCCCAGTTCTGGGTGCCGGAGGACACGGTAAACAACACCGACAACCGGCGTCTGGCCGAGCGCTATCAGAAATGGCAGAACCTGGGCGAGCTCAGCGGCACCGACGGGGCTGAGGTGGACTACCGGGAGATACTCGAGGAAGCCAAGGAGGCGGCCCGCCAGGGCAACGTGCTCGCCTGTCCATTGGACCCCTTCGGTGCAACGGCGCTGGCGCATCAGCTGGCCGACGAGGGGATGACTCCCATCACGGTTCCGCAGAACTACACCCACATGAGCGACCCCATGAAAGAACTGGAGGCCGCCATCGAATCACGCCGGTTCCACCATGACGGCAACAGCCTCATGACCTGGTGTATCGGCAACGTGCTGGGCAAACACCTGCCCGGCAACGACGACATCGTTCGCCCCGTCAAAGAATCAGCTGATCAGAAGATCGATGGTGCCGTGGCCCTCATCATGGCCATCGGCCGCGCCATGGCGCCCACCCTTGACGACGAACGCTCCATTTACGAAACCACGGACGTCCTATGCTGACCATGCAGATCCTCGCATTTATCATCGGCCTGCTGGGTGCGGCGCTGGTGGCCATCGGCACCTGGCTCATCTACCAGCCTGCCGGCTACATCACCGCCGGGCTGCTCTGCCTGGCCTGGTCCTGGCTGGCGGCACGGTCATTGGCCGGCAAGAGCCGTAAAGGGGGCAACTGATGTTTCTGCCCTCCATGTTCACCACCGGCAGCGTTGGTGGCGATTGGACCAGCTGGATCAGCGCTCTATCCGGCAAGGCCTCCAAGGCCGGGATCCTGGTCACACCCCAAACGGCCATTGCCAGCAGCACGGTACGCGCCTGCGTCACCCTGCTGGCGGAGTCCGTGGCCCAGATCCCCTGTGAGCTCTACCGGCGCGAGGAGGATGGCAAACGCAAGCGCGCCAGCGACCACCCGCTCTACGACCTCATCCACAACCAGCCCAACAAGAAAGATACCGCGTTCGAATTCTACGAGCAGGGCATGGGCTGCCTGGGCCTGCGTGGCAACCAGTATTCGCTGATCGACCGCGATGGTGCCGGCTACATCACCGAACTGATCCCGGTCAACCCGGACAAGGTGCAGGTCCTCAAGGGGCAAGACGGCCTGCCGTACTACCGGTTGCTGGATGTGAATGAAGTGCTGCCCATGCGCATGGTTCATCACATCAAGGCCTTCTCCCTGGATGGTTTCATGGGGTTGTCACCCATCCAGACCAATGCTGATGTCATCGGTCTGTCCCTGGCCACCGAGGAGCATGCAGCCCGGGTGTTCGCCAACGGCACCACCATGAGCGGGGTGATCGAGAGCCCCAAGGATGGCGCCAAGTTCGACAGTCAGGTCAAGGTGGATGCCTTTCTGAACAAGTTCGTCGAGCGCCACTCCGGCCTGCGCAATGCCTTCTCGGTGGCGCTGCTGCAAGAGGGCATGCAGTACAAACAGCTGGCCATGAACAACGAAGAGGCCCAGTTGCTGCAATCGCGCAACTACGGGGTGGAAGAGATCTGCCGCCTCTACAAGGTGCCCCAGCACATGATCCAGAAGCTGGACAAGGCCACCAACAACAACATCGAGCACCAGGGGTTGCAGTTCGTCATCTACACCCTGCTGCCCTGGCTCAAGCGCATCGAGGCCGCCATGATGCGCGACCTGCTGCTACCAAGCGAACGGCGTCAGCTGTACATCGAATTCAACGTCTCCGGCCTGCTGCGCGGCGATCAGAAATCCCGTTACGAGGCCTATGCCCTGGGGCGCCAGTGGGGTTGGCTGTCAGTCAACGATATTCGCCGGCTGGAGAACATGACCCCCATTGATGGCGGCGACATCTATCTGACTCCGCTCAACATGATCGACTCCGCCAAGCTGCCGAAAGGCCTGCAAGGTGCCACTCAGCAACAAGTCCACGATATCGAGGCTCTGCTATGCCGAAACTGATCAACTATCCGCACCTGGCCAGCATGGTCTTCGGCCAGCCCCACTACGCCACGCCGCTCATTCTCGGCAGCATCAAATCCGTGCTGGTGCCGCGGCTGGCGGAAGGGCTGGGTGTCAGCCTGGCGGCTGGGGCCGATATGCCAGAACCGGTCGAACCCGTCTCCCTTGAGGCGCGCGGCGAGAGCCGCTATCAGGTTGCCGGGCTAGCCATCATCCCGGTCCATGGCATCCTCACCGCCCGCCGCGGCCAGATCGATGCCAGTTGTACCGAGCTCACCAGTTACGAATGGCTGCGGGGCCAGCTTGCCACCGCCCTGGCCGACGACCGGGTCAAGGAAATCGTCCTCGACATTAATTCGGGCGGCGGCATGGCCGTCGGCTGCAAGGATCTGGCCGACTACATCCATGCCAACCGGGGTGTTAAACCCATCACTGCCTTGGTCAACTTCTGCGCCTACTCCGCCGCCTACTTCCTGGCGGCCGCCTGCTCCCGTGTCGTCATCGGTCAGACCGGTGGCGTCGGCTCCATCGGCGTCATCATGGAACACATGGAAGTCTCAAAGTGGGAAGAGTCAGTCGGCATCAAGTTCACCACCTTCTACCGCGGCGAGCGCAAGAAAGACGGCTCCCCCCACGAACCGCTTAGCGATGGGGCCCTCGAGGCCATCAACGGCATGATGGACAAAGCCTATGGCCTGTTCACCGAGTCCATCGCCACCTACCGGAAGCTGCCGATCGAAGCCGTCATTGCCACCCAGGCCGGCCTCTATACCGGACGGGATGCCATCGATGCTGGGCTGGCCGACGAAATGGCCAATCCGCAGGACTTCATCAACGCCCTGGCCGGCAAGTACGCCAAGCCGGATAGAGCCAGCCAGCGCATTGGCCTCCGGGCCGCTGCCATGAACCAGACCTGTCTGCTCTAGCCACGCGGCGGAGCGTCAACCATCGGGGGCCATAAAGGCCCCCTTTTTCATTGCCAAAAGGAAACATCGATATGCACAAGATCGAAGAACTCCGCCGCCAGCGCGCCGACATCAACGCCAAGGTACAAGCCCTGGCCAGCGTCGAAGCCGAAGGGGGTACCCTGACCGCCGAACAGCTGGCTGAATTCACCCAGCTCTCCACCGAGTTCGAGCAGCTCAGCGCCCAGATCACTCGTCTGGAGGCCGCCGAGCGCATGAACGCTACCCAGGCCAAGCCGGTGCAAGCTGTCGCCGCCGCTCCGGCCGTGAGCGTCAAGCAGGAAGCCAAGCAGTACCAGGGCGCCAAGATGGCCCGGCTGGCCATGTCCATCGCCGCGGGCAAGGGCGACATGCAGCTGGCCGAGCAGTTCGCCGCCAAGGAGATCGGCGACTTGGATGTGGCCATGGCCATCAGCACCGCTTCCGACTCCGGTGGTGCGCTGATCCCGGAAAACATCCACTCCGAAGTCATCGAACTGCTGCGCAACCGCACCGTGGTGCGCAAGCTGGGCGCCCGCTCCGTACCCCTGCCCAACGGCAACCTCTCTCTGCCGCGCATGAGTGGCGGCGCCGTGGCCGGTTATGTGGGCGAGGGGGCTGATGTCACCGCCACTGAAAGCCAGTTCGATGACGTAAAGCTGTCGGCCAAGACCATGATCGTGCTGGTGCCCATCTCCAACCAGCTGATCGGCCGAGCCGGCTACAACGTCGAGCAGTTGGTGTTGACCGACATGATCAACGCTATGGGCGTGCGCGAAGACAAGGCCTTCCTGCGTGATGACGGTACCAACAACACCCCCCTTGGTTTCAAGAAGGCCGCTACCGATGCCAGTCGCACCCTGGGCTGGACCGGTACCGCTGATCTGGCCACCATCGATGCCTACCTGGACAGCCTGATCCTCACGCTGATGGAGTCCAACTCCCTGCTCATCAACCCGGGCTGGGCCCTGTCGCCACGCACCTTCATGAAGCTGTTCGGCCTGCGAGACGGCAACGGTAACAAGGTCTACCCCGAACTGGCCCAGGGTCTGCTGAAGGGCTGGCCGGTGCAACACACCAACACCATCCCGGTTAACCTGGGTACTGGCACCAACGAAACCGAGATCTACTTTGCCGACTGGAACGACGTGGTGATCGGTGAAGCGGATGCCATGACCATCGATTTCTCCCGTGAGGCGACCTACAAGGACTCCGAGGGCAATCTGGTGTCCGCGTTCGCCCGCAACCAGTCCCTGATCCGGCTGGTGGGTGAGCACGACATTGGCTTCCGTCACCCGGAAGGTCTGGTGCTGGGTACCGGCATCACCTGGTAAGGACCCAACCGCTGGCCGGGACAACCCGGCCTTCATCATGCTGACTCAAGGAGCCCATCATGGCAGAACCGAAAAAGCCGGACATCAAACCCGACACCACCGAAAAACCGACTGCTGCAACCCGCACCCTGGTGCAGTTCACCAAACCGGCCGGCAACTACAGCCCCGGCGATATCGCCGGTTTCAGTGCCGACAAGGCCGCACAGCTGGTCGATAAGCACAAGGTCGCCAAGCGCTACGTCAAAGGGGAATAACCCATGTCACTGATCACCCTCGACGAAGCCAAGCGGCAATGCCGCATCGAGCTAGACGACAGCGAAGAGGATGTCTACCTGCAGGCGCTCATCGACGCGGCGATCAGTCATATCGAGAGCGACACTCATAAGACCCTGATCCCGGTTGATCAAGAAATAGTGGTCACGCTGGATCCGGACACATTAGAGCCGGTCCCCCCGTTCGAGCAGCCCATTACCGCCGCCATCAGGCTGGCTGGGTTGCTGCTCATCGGCCACTGGTACGCCAACCGGGAAGCGGTAGCCATCGGCACAATCTCCACCACCGTGCCGCTGGCCTATGACACCCTGGTCAGGCCGTATCGTGAACTCATAGTGGGGTAGGCATGCTTAGAGCTGGAGAACTGAATGCCCGCCTCACCCTGCTGAGCGGGCGAACCGGCACGCCGCCGACCTGGTCAGAAATCGGAAGGCTATGGGCCAAGATCATTGAACCCAAGAGCGCCGGCCGGGCCGAGCAGCAAAGCATACTGGCATCCGGCAGCAGCATGCTTGAGCTGCGACCACGCACTGACATCCAGCCTGGGTGCTTGCTGCACGGCAGCGCAGGCTGGTACCTCATTGAGGAAGTGCTACCGGAGCGTGGCCTGTTGCGCCTCGCCGCCAGGCGGCTGTCAGGCCAAGCTGCCACCTACCACCCCAAGAGCGGCGCGGACAGCTACCCAATCACCGCCTTTCTGGCACCGGACAACGCCCTGATCGGCAGCCGCAACGAGACGCGCCACATGGTGGATCTCATCCAGCCGGAGCTGGTCTCTCCCTTCGCTCGGCTTGGCGACCAGATAGCACTGCGGGGGCAGCTGCGGCGCATTGACGGTATCGTCGAAGGCTCCGACAACGGCGTTACCCTGCGCGTGATGGTGGTCTGATGCCGGGCGGGCCGAGCAGAAAACGGCAGGCCAAAGCCATCCATGTCACTGGCCTGTCAGAGAGCCTGGAACAGTTCAAAGCCCTGCCGGCTAAGGTGCGCCGTGCCATGGTCAGCGCCATCAACGAGCAGGCACAGGCCACCCAGCAAAGCATGGTCGAGCGTATCGCCGCTGACGGCATCCAGAAATCCGCCGTTCGTGCCCGGATCCACCTTACCAAGGCCAACAACAACAAGGACGAGGCCACCCTGAGCCTCGATACCAAGCGGGTGCCGTTCAATCGAGTCAAATATACCGTCAGGATGGAAGACAGCTCCGGTACCCGGGCCAGTATCTGGGTCAGCCGCGGAGGCAAGCGGGTTCAGGTGTACGGTTTTGCTAACCCCTACGGCAAGAAAAAACGGCCCCTGATCCGGTACAGCAAGGGCAAGGAGTCGCGGCTGGTGCTGGCCGGTGGGGTAGGGCTGCGCGGCTACTGGAACGACATAGTTAACGAGCAGTATCTGGCTGATCTGCGGCTCGAGCTGCAGCAGCGATTTTCCAAACGGATTCAAGACCAATGACCAATGCCACCCAGATAGTTGACCGCCTGCTCGACCAATTGCGGGAAATCCCGGAGTTTGCCACTGCAGAACAGGTGGTGGACAGCGACCCGCAGATCGATCAACACACACCCTTGCCGGTAGCTCACCTTCGCGAGCTGCTCGAAAGCAGGCCGGAGCGACGGGGCCGCGACTGGCGCCGCACCCGCTCTCTGCAGCTGGATCTCTATCAGGCGGCCAGTATCGGGCGTGCCGGACGGGATGCCTTGCTGGATGCCGTGCTGGCCAAACTGGTTCCCGGCACGACTGGCGTGCCCATTCCTGGGCTTGGTCTCATCAGCATGAGCGTCGGCACCATTACCCTGGAGCCGGAAGAGGCGGGCAGCGATCTGCTGCTGACCCAGATACCCATCAGCATCGAATACACCGCCAGCCTGTAACCACCTGGCAATTCAACCCGCCCGGCCATGTGCCGGGCTTTTTTACACCCGGATCCTGCATAGGAGAATCCATCCATGACGCAATTTGTCGACAAAGGCTTGCTGCTGGCGGGCGACGTGTACCTGGCGGAAATCGTCAACGGTGTGCGCGGCTCCCTGGTCGGCCCCATCAACTTCACTGAGATCACCGTTACTCCGCCTACCACCGAAGAGAAGAACCGCCTCTCCAACAAGAAGAGTAACTTCGGCCAGGCCCTCGACTCGGTGCAGTTGCCCAAGGATCCGGCCAAGGTCGGCATCAAGTGGGACACCATGACCAAGAAGCTGCTGGCCGATGCCATCGCCGGTACCGGCGCCAGCTTCACCATTGCCGAGTCTACCGTCACCGACGAGGCCATCACTCTGACCGATGAGGGCTGGGTGCAGTTGGCCAACGACGGCATCAGCGCCGTTACCGTCAACCTGGCTGCCGGAGGCACCCTGCTGGTTGAGGGTACCGACTACGAGGTGAATTCGGCCATGGGCATGCTCAAGGCTGTTTCTGAACAGGCCAAAGCTGCCGTGCTGGTGGACTACACCATCGACGCCAAGAGCGGCTTCAAGGTGTCCGGTGCCACCGAAACCCTCAAGCCCCGCTACCTGCTGCTGGATGGCGAGAACCTGGCCCAGCCTGGCCAGAAGGTGAAGGTCGAGATCTATCAGGCCATGCTCTCCGCCCAAGGTTCTGCTGCACTGCTTTCCGGTGAGTTCATGGAAGGCGAACTGGAAGGCTCTCTGGTCACCCCGGCCGGTAAGAGCGAGCCCTACACCGTCACCACCTACGACTGATTAGATACCGCACCCGCCCGGTAATCGCCGGGCTTTCAAATTCCTACCTGAGACTCAAGCATGAGCACCAACAACCAATCCGACATCCAGCTGCGCATCACCGCCGCCATCGATGGGCTGGTGGAGATCAGCAAGCTCATTACGGAAGTGGACAAGTTGGGTGGCCAGACCACCGAATCCAGCGCCGAAGTGGATAAGCTGGTGTCCGAGCTGGACAAGCTACGCCAGCAGGACAAGCTGATCAGCGAGTTTCAGGATCTCAAGAAGGGTACCGCTGATCTGGCCGGTACCCTGGACGACGCCCGGACCCGTGCCACTACCCTCGGCAAGGGGTTGGCGGAAGCCAAGCGCGAACTGCAGCAATCAAACAGCGCTTACACCCAGAGTAGGACCGCCACGGCGCAACTGGCAGACGAGTGGCAGGCTGCCAAGGTCAAGGTCGATTTGCTGGCCAAGGGCATCAAGGACAGCGCCACCCCTACGCGCGAACAGCGTGACGAACTCAAGCAGGTAAGGCAGGAAGCCAAATCGCTGGGGGAGCAATACCGTGCCTCGGCGAAGGAAACCTCAACCCTCGAAAAGGGCATGCGCGCCAATGAGTCTGCCCTCAAACAGCAGACCCGGGAATTCAATGCCGCCCGCAAGGAGGTGAACCAGCTTGATGATCAGTACCTCAAGCAGAACGGTACCCTAAATGGCCTGCGCACCCAGCTGCAAAAGGCCGGGCTG